CTTGAAACGTTGATTTAAGGCATAACACGAAGAAACAATACATAAGAATGTTATAGTTATTGAATAAAATTTATGCATTTTCATTTGATTCACCTCCTGTTTTTAATTAATTGTGTTATAATAACAGTACAATAAACAGTGGAATTTTACAATATTATATTTATTTTTAATGAAAAAAGGCAGAAAAACAGTAAAAAACTACTAAAAATTAATAAAAATCAGTAAAAATAAGTGATTTTTATTAAAAATCAGTAAAAATTAACAATTTTTATTAAAAATTAATAAGAAAAATTGAGATTATGATTGGAAAATTTATTAATAATCAACAATATTTATTAAAAACTACTGAATATTAATAAATATTATTAAAAATTGTTAATTTTTAATAAAAAAGAAATAGAAAGGAGTGTGTCGATTTGAAGACTATTATTATAGCAATGCCAATTACCAATGTTATAATACTGATTATGGCTCTTGCTATAAGGGGCTTAAATAAAGTAAATATAAAAGATTATGAAAATAATATTGAATTATTAAATAAAGTCTACATAAAATTAAAAGAAGATAAGTTTATTAAAAAAACTTTTTTAGCTGATAGTAAGGAAAGTAAAAAAATTAAAAATGTATTTAAACAATTTACGTTGAATAGAAGGTATAAAGAAGCATGTATAGATGATACTATTACAGACAGGGATGTTTTACAATTTCTAGAGATGGAGTATAGTGTTATTAATAAAATAGAGAAGGAGATAAAACCATACATAAGATTAAGAAAAATAGAGATGAGTATTGAGAATATAGGTCTTTGTGGAGTTAATGCTCATATGATTATATCTTTTTTATATATTTTAACAACAATAATATAAACACCAAATTACTGGTGTTTTTTGTTGTGGAAAAATATGGTATAATACAATATGGGTAGGGTATCTCAGGGGGAATTTTTACGGTGATATCTAACAATAATTTTTATGGAAAAAAACATGGAAAAACAATAAGAGATTTTACTGCTGATTTAGATTACAATCTTGATAATGCTCAGGATAGAATAAATTTTTTAAATAGCAGATTAGAAATATCAAAGGTTGGAGATATAGAATTTGCACATGATTACTTTGTGGAATTATTTGACCAAACATTTGATGTTGTATTAGACAAGGATGGAATTTACTGGGTTGAAGAAGAAGGCAAATACATGAATTGCTCTGAGTTTACAAGTTGGGTAAATAAAAATAATATAAATATAAATAAATACCTTGATATTCAAACAGCATTTGATGAAATAGAGTATGAAGATGGCGCAGTTGACAAAGGTTTATGGAACTATAGTAATATAAATACAAGTAGTGTAAAGTTGATTCTAAATTCAACAGATGCTCAATATAGTGAAAGTAATATAGCAAGTGAGCTAACAAGGTTGGCTGATTATATATTGGCTAAAGATAAAAAAGATAAGAAGGAAAAAATAAAAATATACAGCGAGGAAGATTTTAAGAAAAGATTATATACTGAAAAAAATAAACTTGAACCACTAGAGCAGGTAAATGGAGATGAGTTTATAATACTAAAGAAAACAGAAAATTATAGACTAGCTCCAAAGATGTCAATAAGTAACTCTGATTTTAAGTTACCTATAATCTATAGGGGTACTTATGAAGACTATTTAGATCATTGGAAAACTCATCAATACAAAAAAGTATATCTAAATGGTGAATACAAAAAAGTATACCTAGATAAAAATGAATTAAATCAAGTTGCTGTTAGTGAATGTATGACTAAAGAGCAATGGGAAAAAGGTAAATCAAATATAATAGAAAAAATAGAAATACTTGAAACTGCTGAAAAGAATAGACAATTTTTAAATAATTTAAAAACTGGATCAATAGGTGGAAATGGTTTAAATGGAGTTCCTTTAAGAACTGTCACGAAAAATATCAGGGATATAAATGAGTATATGATAATGGCAAAAACCTCTTATCACAACTATGTTTGTATAAAACCTGATAAATGTCCAGTGAACTCTAATATAATGGATTTAGTTGATTATACTAATGTAAAGCAGATGGTAGAATTGTTGTCATATCAAGGCTCTAAGAGTGATTTGGATAATAATATATCAATTATATTATATGACATAGACAAGGCTCTTAAAATAGCTTCTAGAGCGAATTTGATAGATAAAAATGATGTGGAGCTTATAAAACTTTTAAGACAAGGCAAGTCAAAAATTTGGGTTGCAAATAAAAAAAATATTAGCAGAATGACACTTTATAGAAAACTGGAAAAAATCGCAGTTGCAGTGATAGGTGTTCTTCAGGGTAAAAAATAAACTTACAAAATTTTATGTTACACTCACAGTTTTTTAAATCATATATATATTTGTAGGAGGGTCGTAAGCACCAGTTCCTATAAAATACATAAAAACAAAGGATGAGAGAAAATATGAAATATATGGATTTTGTAAAAGAAATATCAGCTCAATCAAAAGAAACAGAAAGACATTTAGCTCAAGAAGATGTTAAAGTGTGTTTTGAGGTAGCTAGAGAAGTTATATTAAATTTATTAAAAAATGGAGATCACTTAGTAATAAGAGATTTCTTAAAGTTTGAAACTAAGGTTCAAAAAGGTAGAACTATAAATGCAGTTAACTCTAATAAAAAAGTTGAGATACCTGATACTATAGTTGCTAAAGTATCTTTAAGTGAAAACTTCAAAAAAGAAGTTAAAAAAGTTTGTTAATAAATAATTTTATTGTTGCATAAAAATATATAAAAAGGCTATAATATAAGTAAAGATAATATTTTATATATTATTCACTAATCCTTTTTAAAATTTTTTTTAGTTAACATTGATAAACACCTGAAAAGGTGTTTATTTTTTTGGAGGAAAAGGATATGGCTAAGAAATCATTTTCGATATCATTTTCAAAATGTGAATTATACTTTGAAGAAAATGATGTTGTTATAATAGAGAGAACAAAAGAAGAAGAGAAGACATATAACTTTTTAGAAGTTTTAAAAAGTCTTGAAGGTATAGAAGGTTTAAATATTAAAATATCTCATGACAATGAACTACCTACGGAGTAGACCTTCTTTATAGCCCTAGTTAATTAACTAGGGTTTTGTAAGGGGGTTTACCCTCTTCAATCTCTCACTCTTTTTAAGGGTAGAATCTTCTACCCTTATTTTTAAAAGAGGTGAAAATATGGCTAAAAATCAAAAGTGTTCCTGTTGTGGAAATTTAAAAAGCACAGTTACAGGTTACTATATTTCATACTCTCCTATATGTGCATCCAATGACAAGAGGATGAACATATGTAAGGATTGTGTTATTGACATATATGAAAGATATGTTGATTTTTATGGTGATGAAGTAAAAGCTTTGTATAGAATAACTTTATTATTTGATGGATATTTTAGCTCTTCTTTAGTAGATGTTTTAATGGCTCAAGCCAAAAAGACAAATACAAGCTTAGTTAGAGTATACTTTCAAAAGGTTAATTCTATGCCACAATTTAAGGGCAAAACAAGTTTAGACTCGGAGTTTATGTCTTTAGAAGATGGATCAATTTATAAAGATGTAGAACCGCAAGAAAAAGAAGATAGTGTTGAAGTAGAGGATGATTTTGTTGTTACTTCTGAAATGGTAAGAAGATGGGGTAGAGGTTTACCAAAAGATGACTATGCTTACCTAGAAGAAAAGTATCAGGAGTTAATAGCAGTATATGACCATAGAAATCCTGTACAGAGGATGCTATATCAAAATATTTCTAGAACTCAGCTAGAAGCAGAAAAAAGTAGAAGAACTGGAAACTTACAGATGTATGAAAAAATGATGTCTACTTTATCAAAGCTTATGGGTGATGGAAATATTAAACCAGTACAAGAAAACTCAGTGTCAGATGATGATGCGAGTTTTGGTACATTCATCAAGAAGATAGAAAATGAAGAACCTATACCTGAGCCTTTAGATGAGTTTAAAGATGTTGATGGTTTCCAAAAGTATATAAATGAATGGTTTGTTAAACCATTTGCTCGTATATTTGACTTAGATATGAGTAATACTAAAGGAGAAAAAACATATGAAAACGAAGACGAGGGTTAGAAAAGGGAGACTCCAACAGGATAAGGTAAACTTTAATGAAGGAGTAAAATTATGGGGAAGTTTCTATAGAGCAAACATACATAGATTTGCTATAGATTATCTGCAATTACCTATTTTTGGGTTTCAGATGATTCTACTATATATGATGAATATAAATAACTTTTTTTATTTCGTAGCTAGTCGTGGTAGCCTTGCCACTTAATATGGAAACATATTAATAAAATTGAGGGAAATCGGTAATTAATCACAAAAAATACATATAATATAATAAGTATATAATTTGTGAGAAGAAAGGCTAAGTTTATAATGAAGTGTAAAAAAGGTGGGATTTATTTATTAAGAAATTTATCTGATGGAAAAGTTTATATTGGAAAATCCATAAACCTAGACAAAAGATTAAGAGAACACAAACTATCACTTGCAAGAGGAGATCATCATAATAATTATCTTCAAAATACTTGGAATAAATATGGAGAGGATAATTTTGAAATTGAAATTTTATTTAACTCAGATAATAGTGAAGAGTTGAATGAAAAAGAAATTTATTTTATAAAACTATATAATTCCAATGATTTAAATTATGGTTACAATCTAACTTCAGGTGGAGAAGGTGGTTTCATAAATGATGAAGTTAAGATGAAGATGAGTGTTTCAGCAAGGGGGTTAAGAGCATCACTGTCTATTGAACAGGTTAGACACATTAAGTTAGCAATACTTTGTTTAATGGATAGGAAAGAAATATCAAAGATGTTTAATATATCAACAAAGGCAATCACACAAATAGTTAGAGGAATTTCATATAATTATGTGTTACCTGAGTTTAATGATAAGATAAGCTGTGTTAAACAAACCTTAATTGATGATAGGAATATGGAAATTTTGCAAATGTTTGATAGTGGAATGACCATTAAACAAATCTCAGAAAAAACTGACTATAGTGTTAGTATTATTGAGAAATGTGTTTATAAATATCGTAATTCTGTTGATGAAAAGAAAAAATATTATCAAAGAAAATATGATGAGGTTATAGACTTAAAAAAACAAGGATATAACAACTTCCAAATTTCTAAAATACTAGGAATAGGTTCATCAACAGTTAAAAGATATGTTGATGGAGAAGTAAATCCATATAAAGAATTACCATTTAAAAAGATAACAGAGGAAAAAAGACTTGAAATTATAGATATGTATTTTAATAAAAATATTCCTATAAAAGAAATTAGTAGAATGTTCAATGTTTCAAAAAACACTATTGAACACTATATAAATAATTATAAATATGCTAACACCGAGGTAAACTAGAATAATAAAAGATTCTAGTCACC